TTACTTGACATTTATTCATAATTGTAGTATATTATAATTATGAGAGAGTGAGTGAGTAGCTCACAAAAAAACTCTCAACCTTGAGGAGGGTTATTATGATACGAGCAAATGACGTTATGTCCTGGGATCCATGCCGGGGGTACAGTCGTGAGACTGTAGAGAGGATGGTCGGTGACGGTGTAACACCGCGACAAATCGCCGATATGGATATCCCCATCGGAGACAGAATCTGGGCCCTGCTACATGTGCACTCAGATCTTTTCGACTGGTCTGGTTTGCACCTGATTGCCTGCGATTTTGCCGATCAGGCGTTGGCGTTGATAGCCGATCCTGATCCTCGGCTGGTCAACGCAATCGCGGTGAAACGTCGTTGGGTGGCGGGCGATGCGACGGACTCGGAGTTAGCCGCAGCCAGGACCGCAGCCTGGGACGCAGCCTTGGACGCAGCCGGGGACGCAGCCTTGGACGCATCCTGGGACGCAGCCGGGGCCGCAGCCAGGACCGCAGCCTGGGACGCAGCCAGGACCGCAGCCAGGGACGCAGAAAGGGGCGCAGCCAGGACCGCAGCCAGGGACGCAGAAAGGGCAACCCAGCTCGAGTTCATACTTTCAAAAATCCAAGAGCGGCACAGCTGACCGCTCCTCAAAATGGTTAAAGGGGGCTTCGGGCCCCTGGTCTACCCCTGGCGCTGGGGTACTGATGAGCCGAAAGGCCCTGGGCGGAGCACCGCCGAAACCGAAACCTTGAGGAGGGTTGATATGATAACAGCAAAAGATATACAGAAATGGAATATGCAAAACGATTCAGGCGTAGACCCTGAATTTGTAGGCGGCGGGATGACGCCACAACAAATAGCTAATCACAATCAAATATCAGTTGATGCTCGAATTTGGTTGCTGCTGCATGTGCATGACGAACTGTTTACCGAGCCCGACCTGCATCTAATCGCTTGCGATTTCGCCGAGCAGGCACTGGCGTTAGTAGACGATCATGATCTGCGACCCAAAAAATCCATTTCGGAAAAAAGGTTGTGGATTGACGGCAAAGCGGAAAACTTCGGGTTGTTTGTCGCCAGGCTAGAAGCATATAAATATGCTAATGCTGAAGCGACTGGCCAGACCTGGATAGCAACCAAAGTCGCTGTCAGGGCTTCGGCTAGTGGGTCGGCAGAGAAAACAGCTTGGGAAACGTCATGCATATCATCCGATATTGTAGACAAAAGAGAACAGCTTGAGTTCATCCTGTCGAAAATACAGGAGCGGAACAGCTGACCGCTCCTCACCTGGGGCCCATCCGGGCCCCTGGTCTACCCCTGATGCTGGGGTACTGATGAGCCGAGAGGCCCTGGGCGGAGCACCGCCGAAACCGAAACCTTGAGGAGGGTTGATATGAAACGTGAAAAAATCCAAAAAAGATACGACGTCTACGTGCAAGGAGAAAATGGGTGGGACAGGACAGTGTTTTATGGAAGGTTATCTCTCTGCACTGGGTACAAAAAGGGATTCCAGGATGCTGATTCGTGCGGAAAAGAAGTCAGGATCCTTATACATGATGATGATAATCCTATAGGAGGAACCTGTTCAAATGAAAAAATGGAAAAAATTTGCGCATATCTAATTTCAAAATATGGAAATTGTGGATCTTAATCTAACAGTCCGGTATGGGCTGTATGATTTTTAGGAGGATGATTATGAGAAAAATTACAGAATCTGATTTTATTATTGAAGTTGAGATGGAGTATAAACATGAAACATGGAATCGATAGAATAGACGGCAGCGAGATACTGCCAAAAGAATTCGACAGCGTCTGCGAGGCCGTCGAATATGCTGTCATGAAAGGGATATCGCTTGCGGATGCCGATCTGCGAGGAGCCTGGCTGACCGGTGCAAAACTGCACCATGCCGATCTGCGCGGGGCCAACCTGTCCGGGGCCGTCCTGTTCAGGGCCAACCTGGGCGGGTCCTACCTGGGCGGGGCCAACCTGGGCGGGGTCGATCTGGTCGGCGTGGCGAAATTCGAACGCAGCGGAGGTATGCCCTACCGATTTGCCGTGATCAAAAACGGCAAAACTTGGATCGTCATCGGGCGTTGCACTTTCGAGGTCGATCACTGGCTGAAACATTACACGCAAATAGCGCATAAGAATGATATCAGCGATGAGGACACTGTCAGATATCTCGCGCTGTGGGAAAAGTACAAGGAGGGAATCAAATGAAATACATTATTGTTAGAGTAGGTGACGCATACTACACAAAGCCAGACGATGAAATTAAAAAGGATTTAGAATTTCGATTACACTGTTATATGTCAACTGATTGCAGAAAAGGCATAGTCGCTGTCGTAAAAACTCTGCGGAAAATGGTAATCGATGATTCGCGAAATCACAAAGGCTTAAACATGCCTCTAAAGACGGCTGTAGAATTGTGCAGAAAGTGGGGGTATTGATTATGACAGAAAAAGAACTAAAGGAGGAGTAAAATGAACTGCGAATTGATTGATACGCTGAAATCAGCCGACACCGAAGGCACAGACTCACCGTATTGGCTGATTCTCGATCCAGAACAAAATATGAAATGTGACATTTTTGTGATGGCTTCCGGGATAACAGGGCCTTTTTTCTCGCGCAAAGATGCGCAAGCTCACCTCGAGTCCAGGCGATACGCTTTCTCGGAAAAAGCAGCTGTTTTCTGCCTATCGGGATATCGGTCGCGCAAATACAAAGATTTCTGCACCAAAATTAAGGAGGCATAAAATGGAAATAAATTCATCAATTAAATCAATGATGTCAGCAATCGCTCAAACTCAAGCTGAGTTGCCAATTGCCGAGCATGGCCTGAAAGAAGTCAATACTTGCGCAAAACAGCTCGGAGAAAACTTCGAAGAGATCAATCGGCTTTGTAATAAATTTAAAGTCAAATAATTATTTTAGGGAGATGATTATGAATACTTACGAAGAAATTCTAAGAAAAATCAAAAAGATGAACAGTAATGATCTAAAAATACTTGCAGACTCATTACAATGTTCAGACAGAAAAATGACAACAAAAGAATCTATACTTTATTTCACCGGGTGCGGCAATGTAAAAAAGGTGGAAATTTTTGTTGAAATTCTTGAAAGAGAATTCCAGATCGAAAAAGAAAAATATATAGAAAAAGTTGTTGACAAATAAATAAAAAAGCTCTATTATCTAAAATAATAGGCTGACTGAAAACAGAGGCAGATGACCGAAAGGTTGTCTGCCTTTTTTTATTGGAGCAGGATTTACAATTCAAATTTGGGATAAATAATGCCAATAATTACATTTAACCCTACAGATTTTGTCTATAATGCCGGAGAGATTACAATAAGCGGCAGCGCATTGCAATTACTTTTGCAATCAGGACTTGTTGATTTCACAGAAAACTTTGACAACGATACAGGGTTTACATATGACAATACAAAAAGTGAATTTTCTTCAGGAAAGTTGCAACAAAAAGACAACCGGCCTGCAAACTCTATTTTAGGGGCGACTTACACAAACACAGAAGACTTGTCCTTTGCTGCCGATGGGTTTGGCAGTTTGTCTGCAAATATTTCAGGAGGGGCAGCTGTTTCTGGTGGAAAACTAGTCTGTGATGGTGCTGGCGTAGGGGTTTATTACAGTAGTTCGTTGATTGGCGATCTTTCTGGTAATTTAGTCTTAAAATTTAAATACACGCCTACTTATTCAACAGCACCTCCTACAAACGTCAATATTGTAACGTTTGCTCCTGTATCTGGAACTTCAAATAGAATTTTGATTTTTCACTCCCCAGCGGGCAATAGTGTTAGAATAACAGCAAACGGATTATCAGCTGTCGTCTTCGACACATGGGAACCTGTAGCTGAAACAGAATATACATTTGAAGTAATCATTAATAGCAATTCTGTTACTCTTTTTATTGATGGGGTACAACTTGGAGGATCAAAAACAATTTCTCCTGGACAAGGAACTGATGCTGTTTGTCTTTACGTAGGGTCTTTTCCCGGAACTTACAATGAATCAGCAGGGAGTTTTGATAATGTTATCTTGTATTCTGCTGCTAGCCAATCTGCTTCTTATATCGTTCCAGAAGCTGCATATTTAGAAACAAATGTTGTTTTGCCTGAACTACAGCATGTAGGAGATGGAGCTATACTTTCCTTTGAGGAATTTGTAACAGTAGAAAGTGGAACCCCCCGTTATACGCTACAGATAGGACGGTCAGGAAATTATTTATATTGGAATGGTGCTGTATGGGCTGTATCTGACGGAACATATGCTCAATCAAATAGTGCTTCTATTTTCAATTCTAATGTTAGTACATTACCTGTATCGGGTGAAATATATGGGCAATTCAAAATTCATTTTGAAACATCAAATACACAAAGTTTTGTAGATACATTGACAGCGACGTTGATAGAAAATACAGGGTACCTAACAACAAACCCTTCTGCTGTGTCTGACTCTTTCAGAACAGACACAATAAACTCTTTTGAGTCAGTAGAAACTAAAGCAGGATTAGATGAGATTAAATATGTTTTTTTGAAAGATGGAGTTCAGTATTGGCATAATGGAGTTGATTGGGTTGTATCTAACAGTACATATGCGGAATCGAACACATTAACGGAAGTGCAGAATAATATTCCTGCTTTTCTTGATTCTGCTGATGGTGGAAAAAATATAAAAGTAGAAGTATTTTTCCATAGTGATGATGGATCGACAACGCCTTCTTTGGAGTCTTTAACAATAGACTATAGTTTTGCCGGTGAACCGCCGTCTACAACTTTAGTTACCATATGGGGATATCTCCGTGATCTTTTTAGTTATGCGGAAGATGAAACCATACAGGTCCGGCCTGCATGGACTATAGGAGATAAAATTGTTTTAAAAGGTGATTACAAAAGTATTGTCTCATTGACATCAGGGTATTTTGAGATTAATTGTTATATTGAAGAGAACCATCCACCAGAGTTTCTTTTTTGGAAGATAGGAACTAAAACATATAAAACAAACTTTTTAAACCAATCAAGTGTAAAAATTGGGGAATTAACAATACTTGAAGAAAGTAGGAGATAATAATGCCTTGGAAATTAAATAATAAAGCAGTAAACAAGATGAATGGTCTGGTAAGAACAGGAAAAGTTGATAATGAAAGTGATTGGTCATTTGAATCTTCTGACGGAAACTCTTTGTTAGGTGAAGATAATAATTGGAATAAATTCAGCTCTGTGCATTTGGCTATAAACCCTGAAGCTGAAGACAAAACAAAAGAGAAGTACAGCTATCCTGTAGCCAAACTCAAAAATGGGGAATTAACTGTATATAGAAGAGGACTTATTGCTGCAAAAGCCGCAGCTGCAGGTGCAAGAGGAGCAGAAAAACAGGAAAACATTTACAATGCTGCTGATAGTCTTTTGAAGGCTGTTGAAAAAAGAAATGATTCTTTTGAAGAAGTGCAAAGGTTTGATCTGTATGAAGTGGATTTGAATAAAAAAAGTGATGTGATGTGTGAAAAAATGAAGGAAACATCAGAAGGTTATTTAAAGGGATCCGCTGTAATCACAAATATTGGTGTTTTTGAATATATGAATGTTGATGGAAGTGTAAGGCGAGAATTAAGGATGCCTGAAGATGTTTTTGACATAGATTCTTTAGAATCACTAAAGATGCAGCCTATAAGCAACAACCACCCTCCTGAGAGGATTATTGATTCTGGAAATATAAAACAGCATCAAGTAGGGCATTTAGGTGAGAATATAAAAACAGATAACCTGCATGTAAGTGTTCCGATCGTTATTACGGATAAAGAAACGATAGAACAGATAAAAAGAAAAGGGAAAAGAGGATTATCTGCAGGTTATCGAGCAACAATCGAACACAAACCTGGAACCTATCTTGGGATGAGATATGATGCAATCCAAAGGAATATCAAGTACAATCATGTTGCTATTGTTGATAGAGGGCGTGCAGGAGACGCTGCAAGACTAAAAATTGACTCTGCAAATAACGCAGATAAAACAGCCTACCGTTTGATAGGTGATAAAATTAACGAGGAGGGTATTATGCCTGAAACATTAAAGAAAATCTGTATTGATGGTGTGGATTATCAGGCGGAAGCTGAAGTAATCAAGGCACATAATACAGAGAAAAAGCGAGCTGATGCACTGCAAAACAATCTTTCAGTAGTCGAAGCTGAAAGAGATAATTATAAAAGCAAGTGTGATCAACTAGAAAAGGAACTTGAATCTGTAAAACTTGATGACAGTAAAATTAGAGCGGCTGTACAGAAAAAGATCGATCTACTCTCTACAGCGTCCAAGTTTGAGATTGATGTAAAAACGGATGCGACAGATACTGAAATCAGAAAAGCCGTCATTCTTGCTGCATTTCCTGATGCTAAACTAGATGGGAAAGATGATCTTTATCTTGAAGGCAGATTTGATGGTGCTGTAGAAATTCTTAACAGGAAAAAAGATAATGAAGGAAGAACCCCCTTCATTGAAATTCCAGATGGGTCTGAGCACGTTGACAGTGCTGAAGATGCAAGACGGCGAATGGTAAAGCGTCTTACAAAAAAGGAGGCGTAAATGAGTGCCTATAACAAACTTGATCCAGCAATTGCTGGATTGAAATATGGAAGTATGCAATCAGGAGAAAAGATTGTAACATACAAAGCAGCGGAACAGATCAATTTTGGAGTGCCCGTTTTTGGATATTCCGGTGACAACATCAATGTATATAATGCTAAAAGAGACACTGCAGTTTCTTTGCTGGATGCTGATCTGGTGACGAGTAACGTGTACACTCTAACAATTAACGGAACAGATGTCGCAACAACTTTCGACACTGATCACGATACAACCATGGATGCAGTCAAAGCAAATATAGAAACGGCTTTCCCTAGTGCTACAGTAACATTGACTGATGCAACTAACAATAGAGAGGTCACTATCTTCCAGGCAGGAACTAACTTCACTGTAACAGGTGTTGTGACGTTGGGTGGTTCACAAGCAGGGGTAACAGTTACCTATACAACAGCACAAGTATTTCTGGGCGTTTCTGTAATTACACATAAAGCTTATACTGATTCTGTTGGTTATTATGTACAGTATGATGCTGTAAATGTGATGGAATACGGTGAGTTGTATGTCAATACTGCAGCAGCTGTAAATGCAAATACAGATGCTTATGTTGTGTGGAACCTCACTTCTGACCAAGGCAAGTTTACAGCAACCTCAACAAACAACTATGCAGTTGGCTGTAAATTTAAATCGACGATTACTGCTGCTGGGCTTGCTGTTGTAGAAGTTCGCGGACAGCAAATTGACGCAACACCATAAAGAAAGGAGATAATAATGACAAGAAAAGACCCTATGCGGCTGGATGCTAATGAGTCTGCGTATTTTAAAAGGCAGCTCGAGTATGTTAAATCCAGAACATATGATACACAGTACCAGGAATTGAAAGCAACTCAACTTCTGCCCGTATCAACAGAAGTCCCAATGGGGGCTAATGAAATTACATGGAGAAGTTTCACAGGAATTGGACAAGCCAAAATCATCGCTGATTATGCAAAAGACTTTCCAAGAGTCGATGTATATGGAACTGAAAACACAGTTAAGTTAAAGGACATCGGTGATGCTTATGGGTATTCCATAAAAGAAATTCGTCAAAGCCAATATGCTGGAGCACGACTAGATCAGCGCCGGGCGAATATGGCGAGAAGAGCGATTGATGAAAAAATAGATGGAATTGCTTGGAATGGTGAATCTGATTATAATATTCAGGGGTTTATCGATTATCCTGGTGTTAATGAATACTCTGTACCAAATGGTACAGCAGGCACAGCAACATGGAGTACAAAGACACCTGATGAAATTGTAGCGGATCTTTCTGGAATTGTTTCAACCATTATTGAAGCGACAAACGGAAAAGAAATGCCGGATACAATTCTTCTGCCAATTGCTCAGTATTTGCTTATTGCAAATACACGTATGACAGATGGGAATGATAAAACCATCCTGAGATACTTTATGGATAATAATCCGTTTATTACTCGGATTGAGTGGATTTCTGAATTGGATGGTGCAGGAGCTAGCAGTGCAGATCGTTTTATGTGTTATAAGAACTCACCGGATAAGTTGACTCTTGAGATTCCCAATCCGTTTGAACAGTTTCCGCCACAACAGCAGGGATTAGAATATGAAATTCCTTGTCTTGCTACGACTGCAGGTATAATTGTATATTATCCGCTCTCAATAGCATTTGGTGATGGGATTTAAAAAATAAAAGGAGTAGCAAATGATCATAGTATATAAACCCAAAGTGGCGCATATTCTAACAGTGCCTTTTAGGAAAACAGGAACAGGAAAGCCGATTAGAGCTAATTGTAAGTCTTCGTATAGGCTTATTCCTGGAACAAACGAAGTCCCGGATGTTGTTTGGGATTACATGAAAGAACAGGAAACACTTCAGTCGAAGATTAAAGAAGGGGAATTGTCCTCCATTTCTGAAGTAAAAGAAAAGGCAGTCAAAGACAAAAACGGAAACATGCGGCAGAAAAAGACTGAGAAGGCCAAGGAACTAAAAGACCTCGACTCGATAGAAGCAATCAAATTGATTAAAGATTGTAATGATCTTGAAATTCTAAAAGGATGGAAAAAGAAAAGAGGGCTTAACGACGAACTTAGAATTGAAATCACAAACAGAATTGAAGCTGTACAGTACTTTATTAAAACAGGAAAAGAAAAGAAAGAATAATGGCTACTTCTATTTTGGGTTTAATCCAAGTTTATTGTCCCGGATTGTATTCCGATGCAAACCGGGACACTTTTGTCTCGGTTGCTACAGACAAAACAAGTCGGGCATTTTACAAACACAATTATAATCTAGCTGTTGCTCTGTTAGCTTCTCATAATTGGGCGTTAGTCAATAGGCCAGGAGGGAACTACGGAGCTGTTGGTGCTGTTTCTGGAATGAAGGAGGGAGATTTATCTATTTCCTTTTCTTCAGGAAGTTTAAGCAACGGAGATTTAGATCAAACATCTTTTGGAAAGCAGCTGCAACAGCTTAAAAGATCATCTTTGTCAGGTATTAGTTGTACAGGAGCAGATAATTATACGGAGTTTGAAAAATGAAAAACATTATTTTGAAATTAAATGGGCCTGGAAGTCAATTTCTGGGCAGAATAGACAATAAAACAATAATAATAAAAAAAGGAAAGGCTGTTTCCCTTTCTGAAAAAGAATGGAGTTTAATTGAAGAAAGAAAATGGAATCAACATTTAATAAAAAACGGCATTTTGATTGTTAATAAAAAGAAAAGTAAAATAGAAAAAGATGTTGATGAAGGCAAAATTGAATTGAATGAGGAAGAAAATTGATAAATCCGCAAAGAGTTAAAATAAAAATTGATGATGCAAAAATGAGAAGGATTTTTTCAGAACTAAAAAAATTGGAATCCGCCTTTACTTTAATTGGAATTCAAGAGGGAGATAATCCAAATGTAGAGGGAATTCTTTTATCCGACATAGCTTTTTTTAATGAGTACGGCACTGTAAATATTCCTGAACGTCCATTTATGCGTGGTTGGTTTGATAGTGATCTGCAAAGGATAAAAAAGTTCGCACAGAAATTGTATGAAAAAGTAGCTGATGGAAAAATGACTGCAGAAAAGGCTTTAAAAACCTTAGGTCAGTGGGGACAAGATGAAATAAGAAAATCAATTTTAAAATTAAAAAGTCCCCCAAACGCACCAAGCACAATACGACAAAAGGGATCCAGCAATCCTTTAATTGATACAGGACAAATGATGAATTCGATTCATCATACTGTGCATTTCGATAAAAGACCTCCAAGGGAAGGGGTTGTTGAATGAGTTTGTTTAACACGCATACATTAACAGTAGAAAGAAAAGACCCTGGAAGTTACATAAATGGAAGATGGATAGAAGGAGAACCGGACACATTTACTATTAACACTTCTTGGCAACCTGCTACAGGAAAGGATTTAGAAGTTTTGGAAGAGGGTAAAAGACTTTCCGTGACTTTTAAGGCTTTTCCTAACACAGAACTTTTTCCAGCTGATCCTAAAACAAACAGGGAGGGCGATTTAATTACAGGGCTTGATGGATATAAATATGAAGTTGTTTTTGTAGCACCTAACAAGAATGAATTGATAAACCACTATAAAGTATTAGCTGTACGTAGAAAGGAAAATATCGAAAGTGACATACAGTAATTTTTTGGATTACATTTACATTTGGGTTTCTGCAAATACAAGTGCTTTGGTTATTTTTGCAGACCAAAATGCTCCAAGGCCCGATGAACTTTATGTAACCCTAAAAATAACTGGGATAAGTAACATAGGACATAGGGAGTATACAGCGCCTGATTATGTTACAGGAGATAGAGAAATTAAATATGAGGATGAGATTACAGTATCTATACAAGCATATGGGCCTGACGCCCTTGCAACCATACAAGAAATTAAGGAGAGCCTAAAAAAAGAAAGCGTGCTGATATCTCTTGAAAGCAATAAAATTGCAAAACGAAGGGATGAGCCTATGACTAATTTAAGCGCCCCAATTGATTCTATAATTGAAGAAAGATGGGGATTTGATGTTACGTTTGGATTGGCAAACACAATTACTGAAAATGTAGGAGTAATTGAAAGTATAGAATATGAGGGAACATATAACCCGGTAACTTAAGGAGGAAATAATGGGTGATATTAACAATATTGTTAGCATAACAATAACAAGAGCAACAGCATTGCCAGAAGAAGAGTCCTTTAATGGGCTTCTGATTGCATCTGAATTTCTTATTGCAGACACAACACCAAATTTTTCAGAGAGAGTAAGAGAATATACTTCACTGTCACAGATAACCACAGAGGGGTTTGCAACATCCTCTCCTGTATATTTGGCGGCGAAGGCTCTTTTTTCTCAGAACCCTAATCCAGGAAAGATTTACGTTGGAAGAAAGCTTACAGGGGCGGATGGGTCTGAAACGTGGACTGAAGCTTTGACAGCAATGGCAGAAGAATCAAATGATTGGTATGGATTTGCAATAGGAAGCAGAACACTTGCGGATTTAGAAGAGGCTGCAGATTGGGCTGAGACAGTTACAAAGCTGTTCCTTATTTCTGATGATGATAGCAACATCATCAGTGGTACAGGGGATATTGCGGAATATGCAAACACAAACAGCTACGACAGAACGGTTGTGATCTACGAACCTGAAGCAGACTTAACGGCAAATGATCCATACACAGAAATCGCCTGGGCTGCAAAGCTGTTTCCGTATGATCCTGGTTCTGCAACCTGGGCGCTTAAAACCCTTGCAGCTGTAACAGCATCTAATCTAACACCTACACAAAGATCAACTCTATTTGGGAAAGAAGGAAATGTATATGAAAGTGTAGCTGGAAGAAGCATTACAAATTATGGAACGGTAGGCAGTGGAGAATATATTGATATTATACATGGTACTGATTGGCTTGAATCAAGGATACAGACTAGAGTATATACAGCTTTGCTAAATAATATCAAAGTGCCATTTACCGATGCAGGAATTCAGTCGATTGTTGCTGAAGTACAAGGGGCGTTGCAGGAGGCTGTAGATGTTGGGCTTATTATAGGGGCAGAAGATGAAGACAATGGTTATGTTGTAGATGCTCCGAGAGCTGCGGATGTTTCAGCAACAAACAAAGCAAATAGGAATCTTCCTGATATAACCTTTCGTGCTACTTATCAGGGGGCTATACACAAAACTGAAATTACCGGCACAATAAGCGTGTAAGGAGGAGAATATGGGAGAACCTAAAACATATGCACCAGATTTGGTTATATTGAGTGTAAATGGGGTGCCTATTACAGGTTATGCAGACGGCACATTTATTTCTGTTGCTCCAGCAACAGATAGGTTTACAAAAGTTGTAGGGGCTGATAGGGAAGTTGCACGGTCAAAAAGTAATGACAACACACATGAAGTGACGATTACTCTTTTAAGCACTTCTCTATCAAATGATTATTTATCTACACTTTTAAATGCAGATAAATTGGCAAATGCAGGAAAATTTACACTCCAAATAAAAGATTTAGGAGGAACTACATTAATGTTCTGGCAATCCGCCTGGATCAGGACTCCGCCTACTGTTGAGTATTCAAAAGAAATAACAGAAAGGGCCTGGGTAATTGATACTGGGCAGATTGACATAGAAACAATAGGAGGTAATTTATAATTATGATGAATGGAAGTAGCTCACCAACAAAAATTGAAATGGAAGGGATGGAATTTCATATACATCCCTTCAGGGCCTATGAGGCTTTGAGACTAAAAACCACATTCTTAAAAAAACTTCTACCGGCTTTCGGAGAGTTAGTTGGATCAGCAGCAGGAGAAATTGAAACAAAAAATGTGGAGGATATTAATATTGATGGAAAGTCTTTTTCTTCTGCCATTAAAACTTTATTTGAGAACTTGAGTGAAAGTGAATTTGAATCTCTTGTTAAAAGATTTATATGCAAAACACAAGTTGTATATAATGATGGAGAGGGACAAAAAGCAGGAGAGCTGTCTAGCGAGAATGTTTTCGATGCTGTTTTTTCTAGGAGATTGTCTCTGCTTTATAAATTGATTTTTGAAATTATTAAGGTTAACTATCCAGATTTTTTCGAACTTATGGGGGGCATTGGCAACAGACTAAAAACCGCTATCGGAGGCTTGCAAACAATCGATCCAAAAAGGTCTACGAAAGGATAGGTAAAGTAGGGACTTTATCTAGTGAGGTTTTAGATGAATATTTAATCTGGAGGATATGGGTAGTAAAGGGAACCCCCCTTAATGAACTAAAATATGAATGGACTTATATTGATTTGTTAAAAGCAAATGCTTTGCTTGATATGCAAGAAGATTATAAAGCTGTTTTAGGAGCTTATCAGGAAGAAGAGATAAAAAATCATGGTAGTTAGATCATTATTAACATTATTAGGTTTTAAATCAGACACAAAACAGCTCAACACATATAAAAATGCACTTAATGGGATTGTCAAAGCAACAAAACTTGCTGCTGTAGCTACAGTTGCTTTAGGTACAGCGGCATTTAAAACTGCCGGAGATATGGAACAAGTTGAAATAGCATTTGAAACCATGCTCGGCAGTGCAGAAAAAGCAGACAAATTGATAAAAGAAATAACTCAATTTGCAGCGACTACGCCTTTTGAATTGAAAGGATTAGTAGATTCCAGTAAACAGCTATTAGCATTTGGAATAGGTGCTGAAGACATCATTACAAAGATGAATGTCCTCGGAAATATTTCTGCAGGCGTAGGGAGAGATAAACTCCCTACACTTGTCAGATCCTTTGGAAAAATTCGCACCAAAGGCAGAGCTACTATGGAAGAGCTCAATATGATGCTTGAAGCAGGTGTTCCTATATTGGATGAGCTTGCAAAAAATCTTGGTGTCACACAAGAAGAACTTTTTAAGATGATATCAAAAGGTCTTGTAAGCTTTTCCGAAGTTGATGCTGCTCTTACAGGGCTTGCAACAGGTTCAGGAAAATTTGCTAATCTTATGGAAAAACAGAGCAAATCCTTCCTTGGCATAATATCCAACATAGGCGATTTTATTTATAATCTAACAGCTGCTATAGGAAAAGAGTTGCTTCCAACAGGGAAAGAGCTTGCCAAATTGTTTTTAGATTTTCTTGAAACAAATAAAGAAATAATAAAGGCAGGGGCTGTTGTATTTTTTAAATCTGTAGTTAATGGAATAAAAAATGTAATACTGTTTATAAAAAATATTATAGATGAGATGGGTGGTTTGGAAAAAGTTTTAAATATTATAAAATCTGTAGTAAAAAATACTTTCAAATCAATAATGCCTATAGCAAAAGTGTTTATAGGCATTCTGATTGGCATATTTAAGTTTATAGATGTGATTGTAGATGCTTTTGGTGGGTGGGAAAAAGTATTATCTTTTCTTATTCCTACAATCATAGGTTTAATTGCGGGAATTAAAATACTTTCAGCCGTAATGGCTGTGGCTAATGCAATAATGGCCGCAAATCCCATTGTACTTATTATATTAGCAGTACTCGCTTTAATTGTGGCTTTAGCTGTACTAATAAAAAATTGGGATAAAGTAGCAGCTTTTTTGAAGAAAACATGGAGTAGATTTGTAAAATGGTGGAATAATTTATGGAAAGGGGTTATAGAATTCTTCAAAGGAACTTGGGACGGAATAACAGATTTTTTTAGCGGTATCTGGGAAAAGTTTCTTGAAATACTTGTTGGTGTTATCCGGTTATTTGTAAAAGCTTTTATGCTTTTTCAAGGATTTTGGGAAAACATATGGAATAAAATAAAACAATTTTTTATTGATGTGTGGAATAGTTTTACTGATAAAGTTAGCGAAGTTTGGGGAAAAACAAAAGAAATTATTTTAAGTGTATGGAACTCAATAGCTGAAGGAATAAAAGGGGTTTGGAAAAATGTTGTGGGATTTGTTACAGGATTGTGGCAGGGAGTTTTAGATTTTATAGAAGGAGTTAAAAACTTTGGAGCAGGTGTTAAAAATTTCTTTTCTGGTATTTTTGGTGGAGGGGATAAAGAACCAACAGGTGCACCTCCTCCTGGAGCGGTTACAACAACAGTTGGAGGGAATACAAATTCTATGAGTATAAAAGAAGTAAATATTGGCGTTCCTGCAGGCACTCCTGTAGAACAGAAACAATATATTCAACAGAATGTTGAAAAAGCAATAAGAACATCATTTGATTCTTATTTGAGAGAAGGATTAGTCAATAATCCTGTAGGTGGATAAAATGGCAGATGCAAGAATATTTTTTAGCAATCCAGATAACCCAAAAACTTTGGGGTCCATTGTTGTTTCTGCATGGGAAAGTGAAACACATAGCAGATCAAACAACATAACAACATATCCTGTTGAAGAAGGATCTGACATTTCGGATCATATACAAAATGAACCAATAGAATTGTCTGTATCAGGTATAATTGAAACTGTAGAAAGGGGAGGGAACATCATTGATGCTTTTATTGCTTTAGAAGAAATTATGATAAGCAAACAACTGATTACAGTGGTTACTGGTTTGAAAGTCTATGAAAATATGGCTATAACTGGTATAGAAATCCCAAGGACCTCTTTGAATGGAGGCTCTTTAGCCTTTTCTGCATCTTTACGTGAAGTTAGAATTGTTTCTTCACAAGCTATAGTAATTCCAAATACATTTTTAAGTGACGATAACAAACAATCTGAAGCTGTGCAGGATATAGGAAAGACAACAAGCGGACAAACACAAGAGAATGCAGAGGAAGGTTTTTCTTTTATTGATCAAGTAGAATCACAAATAGACGAAATTTTTGGAGCTGCAGAATAATGGTTATAATTCCTACTTTTCAAAACAGAACAGCACGCTATTCAATTGAAATTGAATTGGCAGGAGAGCTGTTCAATTTATTTTTTTATTGGAATTCAAGAGAAGAATCATGGTATATGAATATACGAGATTCTGAAGAGGCTGTTATATTGGCAGGGGTAAAATTAGTGCCTGTATATAAATTGTTGCAGCAGTATAGGGCAAAAGAAGGATTGCCTGAAGGAGATTTTATTTTATGGGATTTAAATCAAGATCCTACTGATGATAATGTAACCTTTGATAATTTTGGCAAGAGATATCAACTTATATTTTTGAGTGATCTTGAAATTTCCTCAGGAGCTGTAGTGTAATGGCATTCAACAGAAGTATTGAATTAAGTGTAATTCCTAAAAATGGAACGTCTACAATAATAAAAAATCTCCGCATAACATTTACTGTAGAAAAGACTCTAACAGAATCAACAAATAAAGGAACGATACGCGTTTGGAATTTATCTGAAGCTACAAGATCAAAAATAAAAGCAAAAAACAAAGTAGTCTTACGGGCAGGATATGAGGATGAAGGAACAGCCAATTTGTTTTTTGGAGATATACAAATAGTCACAAATGAAAAGGATACTATTAACCGTATAACAGAAATTGAAGCGTTTGATGGTAAAGAAAAAATACAAAACACAAATATTTCTTTAACCTTTGGAGCAGGCACACCTGTACAAACTGTTTTTCTTGCGATTGTAAATGCTATAGGACTTCCGCTTGCAAATGCAGCTGTAATTTTGCCTGGGCAGTATGCGGGGGGTTTTGCCTTTGTTGGAAAAGTAAAAGATGCTTTGACGGAGATTTTGAGAAGATCAGAAAGGACCTGGTCTATACAAAATGAACAATTAGCAATCCACAAAGAAAATGAAGTTTTGTTTACTTCAGGATTGGTTATTTCCCCTGAAACAGGGTTAATAGGCGTTCCTCAATCAGTAGACAATACCGACGAAAAACAAGGGGAAAATGAAACAGTTTTAAAAAGATGGAGGGTTAGAAGTCTGCTTTTCCCACAATTGGTTCCTGGAGCTCTTATACAACTAAAAACAAAAACTGTAAATGGATTTTTTAAAATAGAAACAGTTTCTTACGAAGGAGATAATTATGAAGGTGATTTCACGTGTGAAATGGAGGTTGTAGAAGTAGTATGAAACAAAGATTTGCGGATATAATGAAAACAGCAATTGAATCCTACATGTTAAAAGTGCATACATGCATTCCAGGTCAGATAGAAAGCTTTAATGCATTATTGAATAAAGCAAGTGTAAAACCACTTATAAAAAAGAAAGTTGGCGAAGACATTTTAAGTTTTCCAGTAATAACCGATGTGCCTGTACAGTTTCCAAGTTCTGGAAATGTAGGTATGGTTTTCCCCTTAAGTAAAGGGGATGGATGTTTGATACTTTTTTCTGAAATTTCTTTGGAGAATTATTTAAATTCTGTAGGAAATGAAGTTGAACCTGGGGATGATAGAAAATTTTCTTTATCAGATGCTTTTTGTATTCCTGGGGTAAGCCCTTTTCTTAAACCAGGAACATTGAAAGGGGATGGGATTTCAATTAAAATGAAGTATGAAAGTTATGAAGTCATTCTGAACGCAACAGGAATTACATTAAAAAGCACTGATGCAGCTATTTGGGCACCAAATATATTACAAATCGATCCTTTGACAGGAATTCCACATGGTGGAATTGGAGCAGGAATAGTAAAATTGAGGGGGTTATAATGGCAACAGCAGGTGAACGGTTAGGCGATGCTATGAAAAAAGCACTTGATGATTATATAGCAACATTGTCTGATGGTGAAAAAAGAGATTTTGGAGACACGCAAAGGACAAACATGTTTCAAGAATGGGGAGAAGCAATCAATACTTTTATCGTCCCTGTAGGGGGAATAATTGCATGGCATAAAAGTTTGACTGGAACTCCTTCATTACCTGGAAATTTTGTCGAGTGCAACGGACAGACTATATCAGATAATGATTCCCCATATGATGGAGCAACAATTCCTGATCTAAATGGGGATGCGCGATTTTTGCGAGGCGGAAGTAGTTCAGGAACGGAACAAACAGATGCTTTTCAAAATCATTGGCATAGATTAAAGAATAAAGATGCACCTAATAATGATAATTATGTGCCAAATCGACGATCATTTACTGATGATGGTACAAATCAAATAATCGGATGGGAGGAACTGCCAAATGAAGGAGATGAAGAGTTGTGGGCAGTAGAACCTGTAGAAAATACAGACGAAAGCACAGGCGCTCCAAGAGTAGACAATGAAACAAGACCTGTTAATATGTCTGTAGTTTGGATAATGAGGGTAAAATGAAAGATTTATTAATTGATCCAGAAACCAAAAAACTAACTATAACAAATAGAAGTTTAGGGTTTACTACTTCAGATTCAGAATATTTTGCACAGATTCTGAAATTGCGCTTGTATATATTTAAAGGCGAATGGTATTTAAACAATTCAATAGGTCTCCCTTACTTTGATGAAATACTTATAAAAAACCCAAATCTCTCAAGGATAGAAGACTTAATGAAAAGAGAAATAATAGCTGTTACTGGTGAGCAAAGCATAAAAACTTTTAATTTGGAATACAATAATATAACAAGAGAACTGACGGTAACTTTTACAGTTCAGGTTGATGAGGAACTTTTAACTATAACTATTTAGGAGAATGAAATGGCATATGGATTGACAGAAGAAGGATTTATCATAAAGGATTTGCAAACAATAAAATCAGAAATGGAGAATGATTTTAAAGCTGTTTTTGGAGATGATCTTGATGTAAGTGCAGACTCAGTTACTGGGCAGTTAATAGGCAATTTAAGCAAAAAATTTTCAAATATATGGGAAATGATGCTGGCAGTTTATGAATCATTCAATCCAGATAAGGGAGAAGGGTCATCATTAGATGGTTCTGCAGGAATGGTAGGAGTAATAAGACTTCCTGCCACCTCATCAATTGCTACGGCAGCTCTTTATGGGGATATTGGCACTATAATTCCTGCAGGACACTTAATAAGACAAACAGAAACAAATGAAGATTTTGAGCTGGATGAAAGTGTTACAATATCTTTAAGTAGTTTATTGGATGCTGATATTTCTGTAGCTACTGTGCTTAACTCAACGCTCTACACTATAACAATAAATGGAAATGCTTACACTTATACTTCTGATGGAACAGCAACAGAGGAAGAGATTATAGCCGGTCTTAAAGTTTCTGTTGATGCTGGGTCTGAACCGGTTACTTTTACAGATAATCTTGATGGGACTGCAAGAATATTTTCTACAGATGGTTCAACAATCTTTTCCCTTTCTGTTGATGTAAATCTTCAAATTGACGAACAGGCTAGTCCAGGAGTATATCTTGCAGTTAATGAAGGAAGTTTATCTGTTCCAGCAAACACATTACAGACAATTGTTAATAGCATTTCTGGATTAGATGGTATAAATAACCTATCTGCTGGAAGTACAGGCAGAGAAGTTGAAACAGATCAAGAATTGAGGATTAGAAGAAGAGAATTGCTGACAGGAATTGGGGCTGCTACAGATGAATCGATAAGAGCGGCTTTGTTACAGGAAGTTGATGATGTTACTACAGTTTTGATAATATCAAATAGAACAGATATTACCGATGTTGATGGCCGACCGCCCCATTCTTTTGAATCTGTTGTAGTAGGAGGAGATGAGCAGGATATAGCCAATAAAATATGGGAAAACCAACCATCAGGCATACAGCCGTATGGAAGTATAACAAAAACAGTTGTCGATAATTCTGGAAACAATCAAACTATTAAATTCTCTAGGCCAACTAACGTTTATGTTTGGGTAGACGTGGATTATAGTCTGAATAATGAAGAAACATTCCCGACAAATGGGGAAGATTTGATAAAAGCGGCTATAGTTGACTGGGCAGAAGACAACATACAGATAGGAGATGATATAATTTACCAGAGGATCGGCATTCCCATTTATGAAGTTGATGGTGTTGGCTCAATTACTATTGAGCTTGCTACGAGTGCGACTGCAGGAGGACCTCCTGGAGCCTATTCTGCGGCTAATATAGTTATAGCAGCAAATGAAGTAGGTATATTTGCTGAGAGCCGAATAACATTGACACAGGTGTAATATGAGTATAGAAGGAAAACAAATTACAGATTATTCATCAGAATTCAATAAAAATCCTTGGCTTATAAATTATTTACAGGATTCTGAATTAGTTGACATATTGGAATCAGCAGATAATCAATTTAATGAAATTGAGAATGCAGGATTTCAACTTTTATTAAACATGTGGCTAGAAAATGCTGCAGGATTTCAGTTAGATGTTATAGGAATAGTTGTTGGTCTGGAAAGGCAGGGCAAAGATGATACTTCATATAAAAGTCTTCTTTACACAAAAATTGACATAAATGTAAGTTCAGGCCAGCCTGAAAAAATAATCTCTGCTGTGAAAATATTATTTAATGCTGAAAATGTAGAATATACACCTGTTTATCCTGCAAAATTCAGGATATGGACTGATGGCAATTTGTCGATTTTGGATGAGTATTTGTTGGTAGATTATTCAGGTAATGAAATTGTCGATTACGATGGGAATAATATAACATCGTTTGTAGAAGATTTTTCAGCATTATCTTTTTTACTGGGGATTATTCCTGCAGGTGTTGGGTTTTTATGGGCTGATAATATAATTGACTACGAGGGCAAATTCCTTGTAGACTACAGTGGTAATATGATCATAGGAACATATACAATAGAATAAGGAGGTTGAAATGGCAACCAAAAAAATTAGTGATTATTCTTTAGTAGGCAGTCCAGCTAATACGGATTTGCTATTACAGGATGATGGGTCAAACTATAATAGTTTGTCTTTGGATAAACTAAGTGAATTTGTTTTGAGAAGTTCTGATTATACAGATGTTGTTGAAACAAGAACAGCTGATCATGATTATACTTCGGCAGAGCTTGAACCGGATCATAGAGTGTTTGTTGATGTTACATCAGGGGATATCACGTTAGGACTTTTTAATGGGAGTGATCGGGATGGATCAAAAGTTGTCTTAGAAGTTGTGGGAACAGGCACAAACAAGTGTTATTTGGAACTTTTTGCTAGTGGAACCACAAGCCATACTTTGGAAATAGATGATTCAATTATTTTTATTTGGGATGATACAAATTCAACTTGGCAGATTATTTTTGATAAAGGAGAACTGAAAAGACTTGGTGAAAAAAACTCTTCTTTGACTTTGTTTCAAAATAAAAAGTATTATATTGAAGGACTACAATTAGAATTGACATTACCTGACGATGGTTTGTCTGTTGGTGATATTATTGAAATATTTACAAATGATCCTTGCAATATAATTCAAGGGGATGCTGAAAATTCAATTAGTTATTTAAATAAATATTTCACCACGAAAGGAACAAGTGGATATTTGAATTTAAAAAGTAAAGATTATACAAAACTGATGTATTTGGGGGCAGGAGGAAATAGAATAGAACCGGGAATTAAATTAAGTGATCCTGCCACTTTGCCTACAGGTTTTGGATATGGGGTTTCTTTTTCTCCTGATAATACTTATTTAGCTGTGGCGCATAATACTTCACCTTACGTTACTATTTATAAAAGAAGTGGAGATACGTTTACAAAACTTTCTGATCCTGCTACTTTGCCAGCAGGGGCGAGTCAAACTTGTGCTTTTTCTCCTGATAATACTTATTTATCTGTAGGACATGGTATCAGTCCTTATATTACAATATATAAGAGGAGTGGGGACGCTTTTACAAAACTTTCTGATCCTGCTACTTTACCTGTAAATAGTGGTATTTGTTGTTCTTTTTCTCCTGATAATGTTCATCTAGTAATAGGACAAAATGCAAGCCCCTATATTGTAATATATAAAAGAAATGGTGATGTTTTTACAAAACTTTCTGATCCTGCTACTCTACCTACTGGTGTCCCTTGGGGTGTGTCTTTTTCTCCTGATGGAGTTTATTTAGCTGTGGGGCATGGGACTACTCCTTATATTACAATATATAAGAGGAGTGGGGATGCTTTTACAAAACTTGCCGATCCTGCAATTTTGCCTGCATCAAATGGAAAATCATGTGCTTTTTCTCCTGATGGCCAATATGTTTCTGTAGGAATTGAAGCTAGTCCTAATATAGCAACATATAAGAGGAGTGGAGATACGTTTACAAAACTTTCTGATCCTGCTACTTTGCCAGCTACACAAATAGAAGGTTGTGCATATTCATCAGATGGAGTTTATTTAGCCTTATCCTCTCTTGCAAGCCCGTACATTACAATATATAAAAATTTAGAATCTGCAAATAAAGTTTGGCAAGTTTTGCAATTAAATACACTCTATCCCGATCAATTAGAATATCAATTTAAATAAGGAGGAGATATGTTATTGGAATTTATCAACCAATATCTATTAGAGATATTAGCTACTTTATCTGTAATAGTTATTATTCAATTTC